ACGCCTGCTGTGAGTTGTAGTGGTGTTACTATTGATTCTGCCATTATCCTGCCCTTACGTCACCGCTGCCGGCCACACGACTGTGTCCGCAGGTGTCAGCATCTCCGTTGCGTATTACTGGTTTGCTGCCAGCACGAACTGATCCTGATCCGCCCGAGGTCACTGCAGAACAATGAATGCCGCAGCCAGGTTGTCCACAACAAGGGTGAGGTGACACACTAATGCCTGGCACAACAATGGGACGACCGTTTACTCGCACAGAAGCCACACCAGAAGTGTTTACGCCTCCTGCGCCATTTGGATCGCCTTGTCGTTGTACTGGTGGCATGTTATCCCATTAAGATTTTACTGCGCACAGGTTTGATACCTGTTGTGGCTTCCAAATAACTGTCCCCAACGTCTTCACGCACAGGGGCAATCATAGCCACGCTAGATATATTTACCGTGACTTCTTCCTCAGGGTCTGCAGTAAACAAACTATTCATCAACTGTATACCTTGCTGTCCAGGTACCACTGCCACGGGCTTGCTCAGTGTGTAAGTACTGCTGTCAAATGCTGTGACTTTGGCCACAATCTCTTCACCATAGCCCATGCGCATGGTGTATGTTTTTCCTACTTCAACGCTCATTCTAGTTCCTTTTTAACTATTGCCAACTGATAATTTACCAACCCCAACTTGAGCCTGTGATAAAACATGTTTACAAAGGCATCAATACTTTGCTTGCAACGACCCAGGTAATGCTGGTCATCTTCCCACAAGTAGTCATCAAACAACATCACACCTCCGGGACGCAACAATCCAAAACACATCACAGCATCTGCTAGAGCATCGTCTGCATTGTGACTGCCATCTACGTAGATGAAGTCATACTGCCGTTGATCCACAATCAGTTGTGCCAGTGCAGGGAAACTCATGTTGGCGTGGACTTCAAGTGTTTGTCCAGGCTTCTTGACTTCAGCAGTGTTGGCACAAAAGCGTTGTTCAATACTGCGATCCTCAGGGATCGAGTCATAACTGAATGCTGTAACTGGACGGTCAGCAAATGGATCAATACAAGTGATTGTGCCGTTGTCTGCCAACATGTTTTCCAACATCCAGCAAGTGCTGCGACCTTCGTGGCTGCCTATTTCCAATATGCTGTCAACTGTTTTTTGTTTTTGTAAATAGTTGGTGATATAATCAAAATTGACCAGTGCATTGCTGAACCAGTCAGATGTGAACTGTGGCATTACATCAACCTTTGGCGCAGTTCCTGAAATCCGCCCACATACTCTTCATCCAAAAAGATCTGTGGTACGGAACGTGCAGTGGGCACTGACTCCAACAGTTGCTCACGTGTCCAGTCTTGACTGATGTTGCGTACTTCATATTCAATGCCTTTCATTTCCAACAGGCTTTTGGCTTGTTCGCAGAAGGCGCATTGGTCTTTTGACCATACTATTGCTTTCATTTTGTTTTTCCTTTGGGTTCTATTTTGATAATGCATGGTGAATCAATACGGTCCGACATGGCTTTGACCCCGTCTGCCCATGAATGCATTTTGACTGACAACCAGTCTAAAAATTGCACTCGCAAACAACGATTCTTTTCTTCAATCCGTTCGAACTTTTGCATCACGTTGCGAATGTTCTGAAAGTCTTCTGACTCTCGTATTGCATGATTTTGCTTATACATATTGTTTCCTTTTATAAATCTGGTAAATCATCGTAATCTAGCTCTTCCGACATAACTCCCAAAACATAATTGGTACTCTCTGTCTCTTGCAGTGCAGATTGTTTCTTGCTTGTGTCCACGTGCTTCATGAACCAAGGAATAGGTGTGCTACGTGGTGCAGGTTCTTGATATTTGATACCAATTTCTTTGAGTGCGCCCACTGCTGTGTAGTCCACAAAGTCTTTGAGAATGTTGGCATTGAGTCCAATCACTGGACCTAGCTTGAACAAGTAGTCAGCCCAGGCCTTTTCCTCACGGATCACATCCAGGTACAACTGATACACTTCGGCTTCACATTCGGCTTTGGCAGCGGCAAAGCGCGGATCTTCTTTCACAACTTGGTTGATGATCCAAGCAGTCCAGTCCCGGTGCAGGATTTCGTCTTGCAGGATCAGGCTGATGATGTTGCCGTTGCCAATAAAGATACGGTTTTCAACCATGGCTAATGACGTGGCGAAACTCACCATGAAGCGGAATGCTTCCAATGCGTAGCTGGCGTTGAGTGCCAACCAAATGGCCTTGATGTGTGACTTTTCTGGACAATTATTTGGATCGTCATCTGTTTCTTTGATGCAGTTTAATTTGTGTAAATCATCATAGTACCGGCCCACACTTGACGCCATGTCCACAATCTCTTTGGTATCATGAATGGTGTTGAACACATCCTTGGGCACGTTGTAGATGTTGCGAATGATGTGACTGTAACTTCTACTATGAATGTTGGTTTCAAAGAAACTCCAGTTGTACATCAGTGCCTCTAGTTCAGGAATGCCCACCACAGGAGTAAACACCTGTGCTGGTCCACGTCCTTGCAAACTGTCCAGGGCTGTTTGACGCAACAGATTTGATGTAAAGATATGTTTCACAGTGTCGCTGGCTTCTTTGAAGTCGTTGGCATCTTTGGTGAGCGAAACTTCTTCAGGAATCCAAAAGAAGCCACGTGCTTCTTGTTCAAACTTCACAAGTTTGTTATACTTGACTTCCTCAAAGCGTTGAATGGTCACAGGTCCTGCTGGGTCAAGAAACATCTTGCGATGTAAGTAATCTGTTTTGGTGGCTAGGTTGTATTGTGCTTGGCTCATTTTAGTTCCTTTATTTTATATGTTATTTTTCCAGTGCGGAGATCATGTTCCACTATTACTCGGCTGTTGAGTGCATTGATCACAGCAGGATTTGCTGGCGGTTTCCAATGTCCATTGTCCAAGTAAAGACGATCACTGCCGTGTTGCATGCCTGCTCTAGGCACAATCAACACTGGCTGTTTGGCTGTGTCAACTTGCAGTTGACGAATAGGTTGATCCACAAAAGGTGAGTTAGCATCAAACACATATCGACCAGCATAGGTATTGGTTCTGTCACCCCCTCAGGCAGGCCCACTTTTGACTTGATGGGTTTGTTGTATTTTTTTGACAGCAACAAATTGACGTATGACACAAATCGAGAATCAATGTCCACTCCTGGAGAGAAATGATTTTCTTCATGTGCTTGAATCAAACTGCTGGCAATGTCTGAGGATATCTGCACAGCGTATATTTCTAAGAAATACTGTCCTGGCAAAAACTGCTTACCTAATTGCCTAGGCAAACTGTTGTAGAGCCCTTCGCCCCAGATGTTGTCATCCACGGTTTCAGTAAACACCACCGTTTGATCATGTTCACAGGCATGATCATAGCGTTGGTTGATCAAGGTGATGCGATCTTGCAGTTTTAGTACCCTGATTACTTCACAGCCCAGGCGATAACGATCAGGATCTGACTCGTAGGCCACGATGCTACGAGCACCATGCTTCAATGCCAGCATGCTCAACAGTCCTGTACCAAAGCCAATTTCCACACAATCATGATCATGCACCTGGGTCAAAATTTGATCGTAGAACTGATTCCGTGACACGTCATTTAGCATGGAGAGATATACCCCATCGTGATTTTTGAAATCAACGCGATCTAAGAAGTCCATGGTTATAGTTTACAAGATTCGCAGTCTTCTGCATCATCAAAGTCGATCACTTCTAAGGGCGCATCTTCCTTGGCCGCTTTGGCACCTTGCTTGTTGATTCCTTGACTGAAATCAGGCTCATGGGCATTTCAATGCCATTGGTTGAGTTGATAACAACACTACTGGACTCCACAGGTGCCACAGCCATCAGTGTGGCATTGCGCACACCATAGGCTCGCATGTTGCCACGCAGGGTATTCCAGTCTAGTGCAGGATCAGGTGTAAAGTCTGTGAGTTCGTTAACACCTTTGGCACGTAGTTCCCAAGGGAAGATTCCTTTGCCGTAGCGTGTCTTATCACTGTCTTTACAACGGCCACGTTCCTTGGCCAGTTCCACAGTGGCTTCGGTCAAGTAGTAGGCTTGGTGTTCCATCCATGACTTGACTTCTGCAAGTGCATCTTTCTCACCAT